ATGAACAGAGTAACCGCGATTATCTCCGCTCTGGTTATCTGCATCATCGTTTGCCTGTCATTGGCTGTTAATCATTACCGTGATAACGCAATCGCCTACAAAGAGCAGCGCGATAACAAGGCCAGTGAACTGGAGAAGGCGAACGCCACCATCGCTGACATGCGGAAGCGTCAACGTGATGTAGCAGAACTCGACGCAAGATACACAAAGGAGCTTGCTGATGCTAACGCGACTATCGAAAGTCTCCGTGCTGATGTTTCTGCTGGGCGTAAGCGCCTGCAAGTCGCCGCCACCTGTGCAAAGTCAACGACCGGAGCCAGCGGCATGGGCGATGGAGAAAGCCCAAGACTTACAGCAGATGCTGAACTCAATTATTACCGTCTCCGAAGTGGAATCGACAGGATAACCGCGCAGGTTGACTACCTGCAGGAATACATCAGGACGCAATGCCTTCGATGATAGCGATAATTTTACTCATCATCCTTCACATCTGGCTCTGTAGACAGGGTGGTGATCACTTCTGGAGTAAATCCAGATTAAACATCTCATTGCTGATGCTTGATATTGAGCATCTGGCGCGCGGTAAGGGGCTGCGTTGAGATAAGAGCCAGTTCATTACAAATACCAGGATTTAGCCTCGCATTCGCGGGGCTTTTTTATATCTGAATTTCACAGCGCATCTCACGCGCATATTAACGAGAGCCTTTCAGTAAGCGAGCCTGAGAAATGCCGTTATAGGTGGCGACCTCTCTCGGGCGGCTTTTCTGTGAGACAGGCTCACTTTCTAAAAGGTAAAGACGCTATGAATCATCAATTGGCTAATCTCGATTTCCGGGACATGGTGGTTGTTTCTGGTGATCGCGTGATCACAACCTCCCGCAAGGTAGCAGCTTACTTCGACAAGCAGCATCACCACATCATTCAGAAAATCGAAAAGCTAGACTGTTCGGATGAATTTCTAACCAGCAACTTTTCGCGGGTTACCTATGAACACAAGGGTAATCAGTATGTTGAATATGAAATTTCCAAAGACGGCGCGATGTACATCATCATGTCGTTTACCGGCAAAAAAGCTGCCGCCATCAAAGAGGCGTTTATCAAAGCATTTAATTGGATGCGTGACAGGCTGATGGAGATGGCTCACTCATACCAAAGAGAGCACAACGAGTTAATGCTGGAGTTCATGAAGGAAAAGGATGTTGCCAGTATGTCAGGACGCTTGCTGAACCGCTGGGGCAGGATCAAAAAACCGCAACTCATAGCAAGAATCGAAAGGCTTGAGCAGCAGGCGCAAATATCGATCCCCGGACTGCCAAAGTGACCATTCCAAAGCCCATCTACGGGTGGGCTTGATAATGAAACCAGAATTTATTCTGGGCAACCAGTTACGGCAGTACCACGAAACAACCCAAGCCAGTAAGTGGGGAAATAACACTGGCAGCCACTGAAAGATGAACCTCCTGCCTTATGGCAAAAAAGATTCTTTGTGGTGGCAGACTGATGGAAAGACATCGGATAGAATAAAACAGTGGCTAGGGTAGCTCCCGAAAAGCGGAATCGTCACCGCCAGCCACTGAATCTATGACGAACAACTAGACGAGGTTGATATGAGTGAAATTGATAAAATAATAAATGGTACATGTAACTTTCAATCAATGCCGCCAGGTAGTTATGTAAAACAATGTAGTGAAATAGTTAATGGTCAGCTTGTAATGTCAAATGCAGGACGCGGAGTTTCTGCGGATGAAAAAAAATCAATAAATGAAGCCCTGTTAAGCATCAATGTTTTTGACTTGTTTCGCCCATCTTGGGTTATCTTGCAAAATAGTAACCAATTCCCACATTATTGATAATTAATTATTAAATTGGTCGCTAAGTCGGCCTTTTTTATTGCCATCACAAAAGCCATTCCCTACAGAGTGGCTTTGATAATGGCTTATACCCTACACGGGATAACTTAACTGATATCCCTTTTAACGGATAAACGGAGCCAACAATGGCAGAGATTATTCCCATGACTGAAGAACAGAAATTCCAGTTAGAGGTTTACAAACTGGTCATGAACCAGAACGCAGCCGCAGAAGAAGCATTTCAGTTCATTGGTACTGACGAGCTGAAGCTTGAGCTATTCAAAATTCACTTCCAGTCAGGCGGCGCTAATTCAGATATCACGACCCGCACTATCGAAGCGGTGCGTAAATCGAAGGAAGCGTTAGACCTGTTCACCGCTGGAGTGTGATATGGCTAAGGCCAAATGGCACAAACTCCCGGCGTTCACCATTCCGCTGTTTCAAAGTGCACACGTCTACCTCGCAACAACCAGAGAACAGTTTCAGCACGCTGATAAATTCCTTGGCGGCAGCGGGGATGAGAAGCCATTCAATCTTGGGCTTGCAAGCAACTATGAAAACACTGATACGGGTGAGCGATGCTATCTGATTGGAGTATTCGATCAGCAGATCGCTACGCTCGTTCATGAGTGCGCCCACGTCTGCTTTTACGTTTGCTCTGATGTCGGCGTGACGACAAGGCCTGAAGATGCCAACGAGACGTACTGTTACATGCTGGACAGGATGGTTAATCACTTCCTGCCATTCATTCAGGAGAAACAAGATGCATCACTGGAATAATCAATCCCCTTATTGCCAATGCCAACGCTGCCCGTGCTGCGGGAAGATTGTTAACCAATTTACTGGCAACAATTTCTTCAAGACTGGTTATGGATATGGTGTTGCGGGTAGCATTAATTGCTCTGGGGCTGCTGCTGAAACGACATCAAACACAGGCAAGCAGGAAGGAGCTAAGTAATGGTAATCAACGTTTGTTCAGGCTCTCAGGGCTTCGACAACCCATCCAAATTCCGCGATGAATGGGATAAGCAAGCAGAAGGGAAATAATCAATATGGCAGCACCAAAGGGCAACCGATTTTGGGAGGCCCGCAGTAGTCATGGGCGAAATCCTAAATTCGAATCGCCTGAGGCGCTGTGGGCTGCTTGTTGTGAATACTTCGAGTGGGCTGATGATAACCCGTTATGGGAGGGTAAGGTATTTTCATATCAGGGAGAAATAATTAAGGCTAATGTCCCTAAGATGCGAGCCATGACTATTTCAGGATTGTGTACCTTCCTTGATATCACCAGGCAAACATGGGGAACCTTCCGGTCAATGGAAGGTTTTTCTGACGTCACATCACGAGCGGAAGACATCATCTACGACCAGAAATTCTCTGGCGCAGCCGCTGACCTTCTCAACGCTAACATCATCGCCCGTGATTTGGGCCTCAAAGAGCAGTCGCAAGTTGAAGACGTGACACCTGATAAGGGAGATCGCGATAAGCGGCGCTCTCGTATCAAGGAGCTATTCAACCGTGGAACTGGACGCGATTCTTGATAACCTGAGCGACGAAGAGCAAATCGAGTTGCTCGAGCTACTCGAAGAAGAAGAGAACTACCGGAACACACACCTGCTATATGAATTTACGCCATACAGCAAACAGCGTGAGTTCATCGACGCCGGGCATGACTATCCAGAGCGCTGTTTTATGGCTGGTAACCAGCTTGGTAAGTCATTTACTGGTGCTGCTGAAGTCGCGTTTCACCTTACCGGGCGTTATCCTGGCACAAAAGGCTATCCTGCTGATGGTAAATATGGCGGTGAGTGGAAAGGTAAGCGTTTCTATGAGCCTGTTGTCTTCTGGATTGGCGGCGAGACAAACGAGACGGTAACCAAAACGACTCAACGCATCCTGTGCGGTCGTATTGAAGAGAATGATGAGCCGGGCTACGGTTCAATACCGAAAGAGGACATCATTAGCTGGAAGAAGTCTCCTTTCTTTCCGAACCTTGTTGATCATCTTCTGGTTAAGCATCACACGGCTGATGGCGTTGAAGATGGCATTTCAATCTGCTACTTCAAACCATACTCGCAAGGCCGCGCTCGCTGGCAGGGTGACACAATCCACGGCGTGTGGTTTGACGAAGAGCCACCATACAGCATTTATGGCGAAGGTCTTACCCGTACCAACAAATACGGGCAATTCTCAATTCTGACGTTTACCCCGCTGATGGGGATGTCTGACGTTGTTACCAAGTTCCTGAAGAATCCCAGCAAGTCGCAGAAAGTGGTCAACATGACCATCTACGACGCTGAGCACTACACAGACGAACAGAAAGAGCAAATCATCGCATCTTATCCTGAGCATGAGAGAGAGGCGCGTGCTCGCGGTATTCCTACGATGGGTAGTGGTCGAATCTTCCAGATACCGGAAGAGACAATTAAGTGTCAGCCGTTCGAGTGTCCTGATCACTTCTACGTAATTGGCGGGATGGATTTCGGATGGGATCACCCACAGGCGCAGGTTCAGCTTTGGTGGGATAAGGACGCAGACACAATCTACGTTTCACGCGTGTGGAAGGCGAAAGAAAAGACAGCCGTTCAGGCGTGGGGAGCTGTTAAATCATGGGCGCATAAAGTGCCAACAGCATGGCCTCATGACGGAAACCAGCACGAGAAGGGCGGCGGTGAGCAGCTCAAAGGGCAGTATGCCGACGCTGGTTTTATGATGTTGCAGGAGCATGCGACATGGCCTGATGGCGGTAATGCTGTGGAGCCTGGCATCACTGAATTGCGCGACATGATGCTCGATGGTCGCTTCAAAGTATTCAACACCTGTGAGCCATTCTTTGAGGAGTTCCGCCTCTATCACCGTGATGAAAACGGGAAGATCGTCAAGCTTAACGACGATGTTCTCTCAGCCGTTCGCTATGCATACATGATGCGCCGCTTCGCCAAAATGATGCGCGACATCAAAAAACCAAAAGAGAAAAAGATACCAGCCCCAATCAGGCCCATCGCACGGAGAACTTAAATGGCCGACGAAAACAGACTCAATTCCATTCTGTGTAAGTTTGACGCAGACTGGATGGCGAGCGATGAAGCCAGAACCGAGGCGACAAATGACCTGTATTTTAGCCGAGTGTCGCAATGGGATGACTGGCTATCAAACTACACGACTCTGCAATATCGCGGACAATTCGATGTTGTTCGCCCGGTGGTCAGGAAACTGGTCGCAGAGATGCGCCGGAACCCTATCGACGTTCTCTTCCGACCCAAAGACGGTGCTAATCCTGATGCAGCCGATGTGTTGATGGGGATGTATCGTACTGATATGCGCCATAACACGGCAAAGATTGCCGTTAACGTTGGCGTTCGTGAGCAGATAGAGTCCGGCGTTGGTGCATGGCGCCTGGTCACACAGTACGAAGACAACGACCCAACAAGCAACAATCAGGTAATCCGACGCCTGCCAATCCATGAAGCCTGCTCACACGTCATATGGGACGCCAACAGCAAGCAGATGGATAAGAGCGACGCTAAGCACTGCACGGTGATTAACGCTTTGTCACGCAATGGTTGGAAAGAGTTCGCAGAGGATTACGGTATTGATCCTGACACCTTGCCATCTTTCCAGAATCCGAACGATACATGGCTGTTTCCGTGGGTATCGAATGATGTCGTCTACGTCGCTGAGTATTACGAGGTCGAAGAGAAGAAAGAGAAAGTCTTCATCTACCGCGACCCGCTGACAGGTGAGCCGGTCAGCTATTACCAGCAGGATATCAAAGACGTCATCGACGACCTGGCTAATCGTGGATTCATTAAGGTAGCAGAGCGCAAGGTGAAGCGTCGGCGTGTGTATAAGTCGATCATCACCTGTACGCAGATACTGAAAGACCGCGAGAAGATAGCAGGAGAGCATATTCCAATCGTTCCAGTGTATGGTGAATGGTCATTCGCTGGTGACAAGGAGTGCTACGAAGGAGTAGTAAGGCTGACGAAAGACGGGCAGCGACTTCGCAACATGATTATGTCGTTCAACGCCGACATCGTGGCGCGGAACCCTCAGAAGAAACCTTTCTTCTATCCAGAGCAGATTGCCGGTTATGAGCACATGTACGGTGGCGATGACGCCTATCCGTACTATCTCATCAATCGCACTGATGAAAACGGAGCTGATCTACCGCCAACGCCAGTTGCGTACATGGAGGAGCCTCAGGTTCCGCAGGCCAACGCCTACATGCTTGAGGCCGCCACCGCTGCAGTGAAGGAAGTCGCTAGCCTTGGCGTTGATGCTGAGGCTGCAAACGGGCAGGTGGCTTTCGATACCGTCAATCAACTGAACATGCGGGCAGACCTTGAGACATACGTGTTTCAGGATAACCTGGCTACCGCAATGCGGCGTGATGGCGAGATTTATGCCTCAATGGTCAATGATATTTATGACGTTCCTCGTCATGTAACGCTGACACTTGAAGATGGAAGCGAGAAAGACGTTCAACTCTACGCGCAAGTTGTCGATTACCAGTCCGGCAATGTGGTCACACTCAACGACATTCGTGGTCGCTATGAGTGCTATACGGACGTTGGGCCATCCTTCCAGAGCATGAAGGAACAGAACCGCGCAGAGATTCAGGAGTTACTAACCAAGGTTCCGCAAGGTACTCCAGAGTTCCAGATGCTGATGCTGCAATACTTCACGCTGCTTGACGGTAAAGGCGTCGAGATGATGCGAGAGTACGCGAACAAGCAACTGGTGATGATGGGGCTGAAGAAACCAGAAACACCTGAAGAGATGGAGATGGTACAGCAGGCTCAACAGCAGCCGCAGCAGCCATCAGCAGAGCAAATTCAGGCGCAGGGTATCCTTCTGCAAGGTCAGGCTGAATTGCTCAAGGCAGAGAACCAACAGGCGCAGATTCAGGTTGAAGCCGCCAAGGTTGAAGCCCAAAACCAACTCAACGCCGCGAAGATTGCGGAAATCTTCAACAATATGGACCTCGACAAGCAGGCAGAACTGCGTGAGTACCTCAAGCTCGTAGGTCAATTCCAGCAACAGCGCAGCAAAGATGCTCGTGCTAACGCTGAGCTGCTTCTTAAAGATGCAGACCAGACTCATTCACAACGCATGGATTTCGCGAATCTTATGCGTCAAGTTCAAATCCCCTCCGGCGGAGTAGCCGAGACACCTCAATAAGAGAGAGTTAACCATGGACCAAACCACCGACATTCAGGCTTCTGAAGAATTAACCCTGCCCGGCAATCATGCAGCGGCATCTGCTGATGGCTTAGTTGTCGATAATGCCAACGACATCGCAGGTCAGGAAGAAGGCTTCGAGATTGTCCTGAAAGACGATGAGAAACCAAAACAAGACCCGGCAACTAATGCTGAATTTGCCCGTCGCCGCATCGAACGCAAACGCCAGCGTGAGCTTGAGCAGCAGATGGAAGCGGTTAAGCGTGGAGAGTTGCCGGAGCACCTGCGGGTGAACCCTGAGTTACCAAAACAACCAGACCCTAACGATTATCTTTCCGAAGATGCGCTGGCTAAGTACGACTATGACCAGAGCCGCGCACTGGCTGCCTTCCAGCAGGCAAACAGTGAATGGCAGATCAAGGCTATGGACGCACGAAGCCAGGCTGTCGCCGAGCAGGGTCGCAAAACTCAGGAGTTCACCCAGCAATCAGCGCAATACGTCGAGGCAGCCCGTAAGCACTACGACGCAGCGGAAAAGCTCAATATCCCTGACTATCAGGAGAAAGAGGATGCATTCATGCAACTGGTGCCGCCAGCAGTCGGTGCCGACATCATGCGCCTCTTCCCGGAGAAATCCGCTGCTCTCATGTATCACCTTGGTGCTAATCCTGAGAAAACACGCCAGTTGCTGGCGATGGACGGGCAATCCGCGCTGATTGAACTCACTCGACTGTCAGAACGTTTAACTCTCAAGCCTCGAGCCAAGCCTGTTTCAGAAGCCCCGTTACCTGATGAACCCATTCATGGACACGCTGTTGCTGCAAATATCTCTGCGATTGAAAAGCAGATGGAAGCGGCAGCAAACAAAGGGGATGTAGAGACGTACCGCAAGCTCAAGGCGCAACTGAATAAAGGAATTCGATAATGGCATTAAATGAAGGTCAACTGGTCACGTATGCTCTGGATGAAATCATCGAAACCGCCCAGAACCTGACGCCAATGGCGTCCAAAGTGACAAAATACACCCCTCCGGCAGAATCCATGCAGCGTTCAAGCAACACCGTGTGGATGCCTGTTGAGCAGGAAGCGCCAACCCAGACTGGCTGGGATTTAACTGGCAACGCAACAGGGATTCTGGAACTCTCCGTGAAATGCAACATGGGCGATCCGGATAACGATTTCTTCGAGCTTCGTGCAGATGACCTGCGTGATGAGCGTTCTTACCGTCGCCGCATCCAGGCATCCGCTAAAAAACTGGCGAATAACATTGAGTCAGCAATTGCCAAACAGGCAACTGAAATGGGCTCACTTGTTGTTCACGATACCCGAGCAATTGGTCCATCTACTGGCCTGTCTGGCTGGGATTTTGTGTCTGATGCAGAGCGCCTGATGTTCTCCCGTGAGCTAAACCGCGATATGGGCATCAGTTACTTCCTGAACCCTGACGATTACCGCAAAGCGGGCCGCAACCTGGTAGATGGTGACATCTTCGGGCGCGTTCCTGAAGATGCATATCACAACGGTACTATTCAGCGTCAGATTGCTGGCTTTGATGAAATTCTTCGCTCACCGAAACTTCCGGCAGTTACCAAGTCAACCGCTACTGGTGTAACTGTTTCTGGTGCGCAGAAGTTTAAGCCGCAGGCATACACCCTTGATACCGATGGTAACAAAGAGAACGTCGACAACCGTGTTGCAACGGTGACCGTATCCTCCACCACCGGATTTAAGCGCGGCGACAAAATCAGCTTCACTGGTGTGAAATTCCTGTCTCAGATGGCGAAGAACGTGCTGACTGATGATGCGACTTTCTCAATCACCCGTGTGATCGATGGTACTCATATCGAAATCACGCCGAAACCGATTGCACTGGATGACGCGTCACTGACAAAAGAAGAGAAGGCTTACGCTAACGTAAACACCTCTCTTGCTGATACCACTCCGGTAAACGTTCTGAACGTGGCAACAACCACCGCTAACGTGTTCTGGGCTGATGACTCAATCCGCCTGCTGTCTCAGCCGATTCCGGTAACCCATGAACTGTTTGCTGGCATGAAAACGTCTTCCTTCAGCATTCCAGGCATTGGTGTTAACGGCATCTTCGCAACGCAGGGTGATATCAACACTCTGTCTGGTAAGTGCCGTATTGCTGTGTGGTATTCAGCATGTGCTGTACGACCAGAGGCAATTGGTGTTGGTCTGCCTAACCAGACTGCGTGATAACCAGAGGGAGCTTCGGCTCCCTTTTTTATCTGGAGACAAGCATGACACACATGATCTTTCGTCATGGCGACATGAAGAAGTGGAAAGGCGTTGGCTACGACTTTGAAATCGTGAAAGCCGAAGAGCTTCAGGAATATCTGGATGCTGGCTGGTTTTCACATCCTGATGACCTTTTGAAGGATGTTGCAGAGCCAGAAGAAAAACAGCGTAAAAAGCCCGGTCGAAAACCTAAGGCGGCAGCAGATGAACCTGACAACGAAGGGTGATTTAGTTCTTGCGGCATTACGTAAGCTCGGTGTGGCATCAAATGCCACGTTAACCGATGTCGAACCGCAGTCTATGGAAGATGGTGTCAACGACCTTGAAATGATGATGGCGGAATGGCTTGGCGGTGATGCGTCACCAGGTATCAACGTTGGCTACATTTTCGCTGATGCAGATGTCGCTCCAGATCCTGGCGATGAACACGGTTTATCAAATAACGCTATCAATGCCGTCATTTTCAACCTTGCCTGCCGCATTGCTCCGGATTATGCGCTGGAAGCGTCTGCAAAACTTATAACCACTGCCAGATACGGGAAAGAGCGACTCGTCAAACTGTCTGCAATGGACAGAGCAAAAGCCGCAAAATGTAAGTCCGGTTATCCAAATCGTATGCCTGTTGGCAGTGGAAACCAGTTGGCGAAGTGGAACGGTTGGAATTACTTCCACCGAAAGGAACCTTGCGATAACGGGAGCAAATAATGCCGATTCAGCAACTTCCGCTTATGAAAGGTGTCGGCAAAGACTTCCGAAACGCCGACTATATCGACTATCTGCCAGTGAATATGTTGGCTACACCAAAAGAAATCCTTAACAGCAGCGGATATCTTCGCTCATTCCCGGGAATTGCCAAACGTTCTGATGTGAACGGCGTATCGCGAGGTGTCGAGTACAACATGGCGCAGAATGCTGTTTATCGCGTTTGCGGTGGGAAGCTCTACAAAGGCGAAAGCGAAGTCGGTGACGTCGCCGGAAGTGGTCGCGTATCAATGGCACATGGTCGGACATCTCAGGCTGTAGGCGTTAATGGTCAACTGGTCGAGTATCGCTATGATGGTACGGTTAAAACCGTCTCAAACTGGCCTGCAGACAGCGGATTCACGCAGTATGAGTTAGGCTCAGTCCGCGACATTACGCGATTACGTGGGCGTTATGCGTGGTCAAAAGACGGCACCGATTCATGGTTTATCACTGACCTTGAAGACGAATCGCATCCTGACCGCTACAGCGCACAATATCGCGCAGAGTCTCAGCCTGACGGAATCATCGGCATCGGAACATGGCGAGACTTCATCGTCTGCTTTGGTTCATCGACGATTGAATATTTCTCCCTGACGGGTGCAACCACCGTTGGTGCTGCTTTGTATGTCGCACAGCCATCTCTTATGGTGCAGAAAGGCATTGCCGGGACTTACTGCAAAACGCCGTTCGCTGATTCTTATGCGTTCATCAGCAATCCGGCAACAGGTGCGCCGTCTGTATATATCATCGGCTCCGGTCAGGTATCACCAATCGCCAGCGCGAGCATTGAGAAAATACTACGCTCCTACACTGCTGATGAACTGGCTGATGGCGTGATGGAATCGTTGCGGTTTGATGCTCATGAGTTGCTGATTATTCACCTGCCGCGCCATGTTCTTGTTTACGACGCATCTTCAAGCGCCAATGGTCCGCAATGGTGTGTGTTGAAAACAGGCCTGTATGACGATGTGTACCGCGCTATCGACTTCATTTACGAAGGCAATCAGATAACGTGCGGCGATAAGCTGGAATCCGTGACCGGGAAATTGCAATTCGACATCAGCAGCCAGTACGACAAGCAACAGGAACACCTGCTGTTTACTCCACTGTTCAAAGCGGATAACGCCAGAGTGTTCGACCTTGAGGTTGAATCGTCAACTGGCGTTGCGCAGTATGCTGACCGCCTTTTTCTCTCTGCAACCACTGACGGCATCAATTACGGGCGTGAGCAGATGATTGAGCAGAATGAACCGTTCGTTTACGACAAACGTGTTTTGTGGAAGCGAGTCGGGCGCATCAGGAAAAATGTCGGCTTCAAATTGCGCGTTATCACGAAGTCACCTGTCACTCTGTCAGGCTGCCAGATAAGGATTGAGTAATGGCTGATTCGAATCTCAATGTGCCGGTGATCATCCAGGCTACGCGGCTCGATACATCAGTTCTTCCACGCAATATCTTCTCGCAGTCGTATCTGCTGTACGTTATTGCACAGGGTGCTGATGTTGGTAACGTGGCTAACAAGGCCAACGAGGCCGGACAGGGCGCTTATGATGCACAAGTCAGGAACGATGAGCAGGATGTCACCCTTGCAGACCATGAATCCAGAATTGAAGCTGCTGAAGCAACTCTCATCAATCATGAACATAGAATTGCAGCAGCGGAAAGCACTCTTGCAGATCATGAAACAAGGATTACGGCTGCTGAAACAGAGCTGGCTGATCACGAGACGCGAATTGCTGCCAATGAATCTGAGTTAGCAAACCATGATGCGCGCATAACTCAGAATACAACCGATATCGACGCACTTGATACCAGGCTCACAGCGGCAGAGGGAAGTATTTCGACGCTACAAAGCACAGTTGGTGATCACTCAACAAGAATATCTGCGCTTGAGTATGCCACCACGCGCAAGAAATCAGAGGTTGTTTACTCAGGGGTATCGGTAACAATTCCGACAGCGCCTACCAACCTTGTTAGCCTGCTGAAAACGCTCACGCCGTCATCCGGCACGTTGGCACCATTCTTCGACACCGTTAACAACAAGATGGTTGTGTTCAACGAGAACAAAACCCTGTTCTTCAAGCTGTCGATTGTCGGGACGTGGCCCAGTGGAACCGCCAACAGGTCAATGCAGCTAACCTTTTCCGGCTCTGTTCCTGACACACTGGTAAGCAGTCGCAACTCGGCGACAACGACCGATAACATCCTGTTAGCTACGTTCTTCAGCGTGGATAAAGACGGCTTTCTTGCCACAAATGGCAGCACGTTAACCATTCAGTCGAATGGTGCGTCGTTTACTGCCACAACCATCAAGATAATCGCGGAGCAGTAATGATTCAGTTCAAACCAACGCGAAACATCGACCTGATAGAAGCCGTGGGAAATCACCCCGACATTATCACCGGGAGCAACAACGGTGATGGATACGACTACAAGCCTGAATGCCGTTACTTCGAGGTGAACGTGCACGGGCAGTTCGGCGGCATTGTTTACTATCAGGAGATTCAGCCGCTTACATTCGATTGCCACGCCATGTACCTGCCAGAGGTTCGTGGATTCAGCAAGGAAATCGGGATGGCGTTCTGGCGATACATTCTTACTAACACCACCGTTCAGTGCATCACATCGTTCGCCGCACGCAAATTCCGCCACGGGCAGATTTACTGCGCAATGATTGGCCTTAAGCGTGTCGGAACCATCAAGAAATACTTCAAAGGCGTGGATGACGTGACATTTTACAGTGCTACACGCGAAGAACTAATCGAATTCCTGAATCACGGGAGATAGCCATGTTATATGCATTTAAGCTGGGCAGAAAACTGCGCGGCGAGGAACCTTATTGCCCTGAAAAAGGCGGGAAAGGTGGCAGTTCTGATAAAAGCGCAAAGTATGCCGCAGAAGCTCAGAAGTATGCAGCAGACCTGCAAAATCAGCAGTTCAACACCATCATGAACAACCTGAAGCCGTTTACTCCTCTGGCTGATAAGTATGTCGGCAGCCTCGAGAACTTATCGTCTCTGGAAGGGCAAGGTCAGGCACTTAACCAGTATTACAACTCTCAGCAGTACAAAGATCTTGCTGGTCAGGCTCGCTATCAGAGTCTGGCGGCAGCGGAAGCAACAGGTGGATTGGGTTCCACTGCAACCGGTAATCAGTTAGCAACAATCGCACCAACGCTTGGTCAGCAATGGCTATCTGGTCAGATGAACAACTACCAGAATCTGGCAAATATTGGTCTTGGCGCACTGCAAGGTCAGGCAAACGCCGGGCAGACATATGCCAACAACATGAGTCAGATTTCGCAGCAAAGTGCGGCTCTTGCAGCGGCAAATGCCAACAGACCATCAGCAATGCAATCTGCTATTGGCGGAGGTGCGTCTGGTGCTATTGCTGGGGCTGGACTTGCGAAATTAATTGGTTCATCAACTCCGTGGGGTGCTGGTATCGGTGCTGGTATCGGTCTGCTTGGTTCACTGCTTTATTAAGGGGTAATCAATGGCTACGTGGCAACAGGGTATTAATTCTGGTGGTTTTCTGGCTGGCATCGGTACGCAAAATGAGAATGCGCCAAAGGCAAGCGACATTAACGCAACGCTTGGTATGATCCGCGAAAACAATGAACTGGCTCGCTCAGGTGCAAATAACGTTGGCCTGACCGCGTTACGTGGTCTGGCTGGAGTTGCTGATATTTACAATCAGGAACAGCAACAGAAAGCTATTAGTGCGTTCAATAAGGTTCACGCTGATGCATGGGCTTCTGGTGATCCATCGGGACTATTTAAGTTTGCCCAGGAAAATCCAGCGTTTGTTGCACAGGCACAACAGGCGTTTTCCGGTCTTAATGATCAGCAACGCAACGATATGGGCGATTTAGCCATGAGGGCTAACGTCGCTCTTTCTCAGGGACCGGAAGCCTACAGTAAATTCATTACTGACAACAAGGACAGGTTAAATCGCGTTGGTGCTAATGCTGACTGGATGATTCAGACAGGTATCCAGAATCCAGAGCAGCTATCACACATGCTGACTACTATGTCTCTCGGTGCGCTTGGACCAGAAAAGGCGTTTGCTGTTCAGGATAAGATGGTTGGTCGTGAGATTGACCGAGGCCAGCTGGCAGAGACAATCCGCAGCAATAAGGCTGGAGAGGCGCTAACAGCACGTGGTCAGAATATCACGATGCGCGGTCAGGATTTATCGATGCAGAGAGCATCAATGAAAGGGTCGGTTGGGAATAATGAGCGTACAGTTCAGTTAGCAGATGGCAGAACTGTAACGGTAGGCGGGAAGCTTCACGGCGCTGGGGCTAATGCGTTCTACGAAGGTATCGACAACGAGGGGAATATGGTTCGCGTTCCTGCTGGCTCTATTGCCGCTCCGGCTACATCGGCAGCAAGCGCGCAGAATTACGCAATGAAGAAAGATCTTGATGCAATTTCTGGTGCATCAATTGACGATCTTGGCTTCATGACTGGCATTACAGGCTCTTCAGGTTCTCCTGCTCTTGGTGCAGATATTCGTAGCCGTGCATCTGGTGGTGATCAGAGGAAACTATACAACGCTGCACAGCGAATCCAAGGAAAGATGCAGAATCAGGGCATTGCAGCAGCCAGAGACATGGGGGCATCCGGTATCAACACCGTTGCAGAAGCAAAGATGTATTTTCAAGGTATGCCACAGGTTGATTTCTCAAGCCCTGAAGCACTGCAACAATCAATGCGCGACATTCAGCAATATACCGACAATTACAACCAACAATATAACGTTAATGTTGGTAAATCTCAGCGGCAGCAATCTCAACCTACACAGGTATCACAGCCAGCAGCCAGCAGTAACTTTTCTTCACTATGGGGTGATTAATGGCTAAAGCATGGAAAGATGTTATCGCCTCTCCACAGTATCAGGCGTTAACTGAAGAACAGAAAGCACAGGCTCAAGCGCAATATTTTGATGAGGTTGTTGCCCCTAAGGCTGGTGACAAATGGGCTGAAGCAAGAGATCAGTTTTATGCAGCATACCCTCCGCCTCAGCAGCAGAAAGAAGAACCATCATTGATGCAACAAGCTGGCGATTGGCTCACTGGTGGTCAAAGTGCAGGGCAAATTGCAGAGCAGGCTGGTCGTGGTCTGGTAAACATACCATTTGACGTATTGCAGGGTGGCGCAAGTCTGATTAATGCAATCAGCCAGGGGCTTGGTGGCCCCAAGGTTTTGGACGATGTCTATCGTCCAGTAGATCGACCAACAGACCCTTATGCGCAAGCTGGAGAAACAATTGGCGGGTATTTAGTTCCAGGAGTTGGAACGGCAGGAAGCATGGCTATTGGATCACTGGCAGAGGCCGCAAATCAGAAAGGCGATTTCGCACAAAATGCAGCTAAAAATGCCGGAGTTAACCTTGCCGCTCAGGGGGTTCTTTCCGCAGCAGCAAAGGGAATAGGGCGTGGAATTACTGCTGTTCGTGGCGAAATATCACCAGCAGATCAGCAATTTCTCAAGCGTGCCGCTGCGGCAGATGTACCAGTTATGACATCGGATGTAGTTCCTCCAAAAACAAAACTTGGCAATCAACTGCAGGGTTACTCAGAAGGAGTCATAGCTGGGACTGGACCAATGAGAGCCGCACAGCAGGATGCTAGAACCAAGCTTGTTAATCGCTTCACCGAAAAATACGGCGACTACGATCCATCTGTAGTCGTTGATAGTCTAAAGTCAGGCGTTGCAAGGGAAAAATCGTTAGCCAAGTCAAAACTAAACAACCTGTCAGGAAGAATGGTTGGAAAGCCAGTTGATACAAGTGGCGCCATAAGAGCTATCGACGGAGCAGTAAACGAACTTGGGAAACTTAAAGGTGTTTCTGACACCCAGACCATTTCTGCGCTTAATGATTATAAGAATGCCATTCAGGAGATAACAAATGGAGATGATGCCTTTGAGTTACTTGATAAGCTGAGAACTCAGTTCCGCATTGACGTAAAAGGCGATCGTACAGTTCTGCCATCAATGTCGCAAACAATGGTCGACAGGGTCTACAACTCGCTAACCAATAGCCTTAGTAAATCTATAGCGAAAGGACTTAGCCCAAAAGATGCTTCAGCATGGAGAGCGGGAAAAGCTGATTATGCAAAAATGGCAACACATGCAACTCAAACGCGCCTTAAAAACGTTCTAAATAAAGGAGATTTAACTCCCGAGGTTGTAAATACCATTGTGTATGGACAATATGGGTCAGATATAGCTCGATTGTACGGGAAACTCGATCAAAAAGGTAAAGACATGCTAAGGGCGGCATATATCAGCAAAATAGCTGACAAGGTAGGTGACAGCCCTCAGAAAATGATGACCGAGCTTGGCAAGCTGCAAAAACAAGCAAATGGTCAGGTGTTTAAAACTGTATTTGGTGGGAAGAACGGAAAAGAGATAGAGGGGATGTTATCTATTCTCGATGCTACCAAAAGAGCATCTGAGGCTAATGTTGTGACGAAGACTGGCATGACACTCGCGCCTTTGGTAAGGGTTATTGGTAACCTAAAAACCGGAGGCGCGCTATTGGCTGGGGAAACAGGGATTGGCCTTATGTCGAGGGTTTATGAAAGCCCTATGTCCAGGAATGCGCTCTTACGTCTGGCAAACACCAAAGCAGGAACGCCAGACTATGAAAGAGCATTAAGTAACGCTGCAAATGCCATCAGACCGCTGCTTGCCACTGAGGCAACACAGCAGTGACTAAATGCCATGGATGGTTATTTCCCTAGCACATGAAACAATGTTTGCTTTAATTCCACCCATACAATTATGACCACTATAGACAGACAAAAGAAACTGAATGCATTGGCATCACGATCGAAACCTTCTCCGGCACTAAATCCGTAAAAGGTCATAAAAAATATAAAAATTGCGCACTTTGCAACGTTTACAAATTTTTTCTTCACACCAACCTCCTTAGTTTTGAGCAGGATACCATGAAAAAAGTAAACATCTTTTGCCTACTTCACATTTGAATGTTTTGTCATTAGGATGTTTCCGGTTTTTTTAAATATGGAAATTGATATGAAGAGGATTATTAGCGTCGTTGCTGGCGTTATCATGTTATCTGGGTGCGCAACTATTGTTGGTGATGAAACGCAACTTGTGCAAGTGAACAGCAATCCTTCTGGCGCGAGCTTTAAGGTAAAAGATGAATCTGGTGTGATTGTTGCGCAAGGTAAGACTCCACAAGGTGTAACACTCGCCAAGTCAGATGGTAGCTTTTTTGGCAAAAAGAGCTACCAGATCACTATGGAGAAGGATGGGTACGAACCAGTTACCCTGCCAATCAAAGCCAATGCTAATGGTTGGTATATTGGTGGGAACCTTGTGTTTGGTGGGTTAATTGGTTGGCTTGCTGTAGATCCATTTAATGGTGGGATGTATACCTTGAAGCCAAAAGAGGCAAACGCATCTCTTATACCATCAACAAATCAAGACTAATAAATAGGACCCACCATCAGGTGGGTTTTTTGTACAAATCCTTCAGCGTATCAAACACCATCTTCTTAACAAGATCTGACTGCTCATCAGCGAGTCGTTCTGCATCGTCACGATATCCAGTCACAGGCGATGGTTTTGATAGAGCATCTTGGACGATTTGTAACAACTCGGAGTTCATTGATCTCCCATTCGCCTCCGCCCTGAATTTTAATTTCTCCCTTACTTCCATAGGCATACGGAAGTTAAAGTGCGGATCATCTCTAGCCATGCCATCACTCCAAGTTAGTGTATTGACATGATAGAAGCACTCTACTATATTCTCAATAGGTCCACGGTGGACCTATATTGTGAGGTGAATATGAAAGGAATGAGCAAGATGCCGCAGTTCAATTTGCGGTGGCCTAAAGAAGTATTGGATTTGGTACGCAAGGTGGCGGAAGAGAATGGTCGGTCTGTTAACTCTGAGATTTATCAGAGAGTAATGGAAAGCTTTAAGAAGGAAGGGCGCATTGGCGCGTAAAGTTGAAGCCCCAACTGCGGGAACAGTCAGGGCTTCGGTTGTCAGTAAATCCGTGGAGAAAAACCAACATGAATAGTATAGCAATTTTAGAAGCAGTGAACACCTCTTACGTACCATTCAACGGTCAGCAAATTATCACCGCCATGGCTGCCGGAGTTGCATACGTTGCGATGAAGCCAATCGTTGAAAACCTTGGAATGAGTTGGGGTACTCAGCAACAAAAACTTATGAAACAACTAGATAAGTTCAACTGTATTCATATGAATATGGTTGCCGCTGATGGGAAGCTTCGTAAGCTACTCTGCCTTCCTTTGAAGAAGTTAAATGGATGGCTGTTCAGCATCAACCCTGAGAAAGTTCGAGCTGACATCCGCGATAAACTGATTCAGTACCAGGAGGAATGCTTTAGCGTGCTGCATGACTACTGGACAAAGGGAAAGGCAGAAAATGCACGTAAGAAAACATCTGTTGATGACAGGACTCCGCTTCGTGATGCTGTAAATATGCTGGTCAGCAAAAAGCATCTAATGTACCCAGAAGCTTATGCAATGATTCATCAGCGTTTCAATGTGGAAAGTATTGAAGAGCTTGATGCATCTCAGATACCGCAAGCCGTAGAGTACATCCACAGGGTAGTGCTTGAAGGTGAGTTCATTGGCAAACAAGAGAAGAAAACCAACGAGCTTTCTGCAAAAGAAGCAAACAGCCTTGTATGGTTATGGGATTATGCCAACCGCTCACAGGCATTATTCCGCGAACTGTATCCGGCGCTGAAACAAATTCAATCGAACTATTCCGGCAGATGCTACGACTACGGTCATGAATTCTCGTATGTTATCGGAATGGCGAGAGACGTTTTAATCAATCACACACGAGATGTTGATATCAATGAGCCAGACGGACCAGCGAATCTTTCCGCATGGATGAGACTTAAGAATAAAGAATTACCTCCTTCAGTACATAACTACTGACAGATAACCAACGCAACGACCCAGCTTCGGCTGGGTTTTTTTATGCCCAAAATTCACCGTAGCCATGCTGCGGCGATTCCTTGTATCTGGAGCAAATTAAATGACAGACATTACCTACTCAACAGATGGTCAGCAACCATGTTTGCTGCCTTATAAGCTATAGCCGCTTCATCAATGGTGTTGAATCTCCCAAGGGTTATGTTTTTACCTGAGACATTTATCTGAGCTTGCCATTGATTTCTGGCTTGACAGAAAGTTACCCCCTTGATTCCAGCATTGCTATTTCGAGGTCCGACATTTAATGCATTTACGACTCTGCTAACATCCCTAAGGTTTGAGATTGCGTTATTTCTTCTGTTTCTATCAATGTGGTCAATCTCTTGTTTGGGCCATTCGCCATATACATACAGCCAGGCAAGTCTATGTGCAAAATATCTTACGCCATCAATATTAATCGCGTTATATCCATAAGAAATTGTGCCAGCAACTTTCCCAACAGCACCTCTGGCGCTTAATTTCTTTTTCCAAGTGAAAATTCCTGTTTCTTTATTGTAATCGAGAACCTCCATAAGGCGATCCCGAGTTACTACCTCGTGACGTCTCTTACTCATTATTTTCTCCGGAATGTTTATTATGCCAGAACAATTATACAACGTTGTTGTTTCACAACCAAGTCAGTTATTTACTTTAGCTCGCTCGTTTAAAGCAAATGCTAATGGTAAAATTTATATCGGTAAAATTGACACGGACCCTGTAAACCCTGAAAACCAGATTCAGGTTTATGTGGAGAACGAAGATGGCTCTCACGTTCCTGTTTCGCAACCAATAATCATTAACGCCGCTGGTTATCCTGTATATAACGGACAGATTGCCAAATTCGTTACCGTGCAAGGCCATTCTATGGCTGTGTACGATGCATATGGGGCGCAGCAATTCTATTTTCCTAATGTGCTGAAGTATGACCCTGATCAACTTGAACAGCGATTATCACTGCCTACAGCACCTGAGATTATAGGGGTATATCCATCAGGTAAATTAGCAGATGTATTAAATGATGTAACCCCGGAGCAATTCGGAGCTATCGGTGATGGGGTTGCTGACGATACGCAGGCATTAAAGGCTATGTTTAAATACATCAATGACATGCCGATTTCATTCACAGACACAGCAACAGAACTTAACCCCCACCTGGATGTGGCAGCAAAACGTGTTGTTTTGCGCGGCCTGTACATGCACACAGAGACAATCTTTATTCCTTCTGGGGTGCAGATTTTCCAGCCTGGATACTCTTATTTCCGCCGAAACGTGCAGCAAGGTTTTTATTTCAACCCTCCTTCTGGGGAAGAAAACATGGCTGCTGTTGGTACTTATGTTTATTTGAAGTCCGGTAATACCTGGTATCTTAATTCTGACCCAATGTTACTTCCACAGGGCGCACAGATAGATAATGGCACTATCCGCACAGGAGCTAGACACATTGATATTGAGAATCTTAGTATCATTACCAAGCCTGGAACCTTGCTTGGTTTACGCTGGTTAGGTGCAGCAGGATGCACAACTCGCAATCTAAGTATTGGTGAGAACACACCAAACAGCACAGCATCAACCGCCAGAATTCCTAAGGTTGGTATGCTTCACAGTATTGCTTGGGGCAGTGTTCACACAACACCTAAGATTCTATACAAAACTCAAGGTGCTGTTTTCTACGAGCAAAACGGTGGTTCTGAGGTGAAAAACGCTTACATTGCTCGTCTTGGGCAGGATTCAACTTATTCAGAACAGGTAATTTATAAACCGGAAGATTTTGACGAAACCGGCGATGTCGCAATTACACAGTACGGGCGCAGTTCTGTGCAGTTCAGGTATTGTGTAACAGAAACATGCTCATTCATGTATGTTAACCAGGGTGATGCAAGAAGTAACGGCGGACTTAAGGTTGACGGTTGTCACATGGAAGCCACGGATGGTAAGGCGAAACATTGTTTCTATATTATCAACTCAGACGCTGATATTCGATTAAACGGTCTGTTTATCCAGGATAGCTCCATTCCTTCCAGTAGCGTGATTTTTGTTAAAAATTGCCAGAAGGGAAGAAGTGTAATTGATGTTCACGGATACATGATGTTCAACGGTTACCGATTGCTGGACGGGGAAAACTCTGGAGAAGTCGTAAACTTACGTAACCCAAACGGCGGTCAATACCAATACGGAAAGCTCGGCAAATGGTCGCTGGTTAATGAAGTTACCGGCGTTTCTCCTCAGACTTTGTACATTGATCCGGTTAACGGAGATGACGAAAACTGGGGTTTCCACAGCGGAAAAACGCTAAAAACGTTAACTTATGCCGCCAAAATCTGCCGCATGTTTGGTGTAACCGATATCTATACTAACGCAGGTAGTATTACATTAACTGCGGATACGGACCTGCCTTCTGCCACGATTCGTGGCGCTGGTGGGATCGTGTGTAACGCAAACGGGAGCTTAGTTGCCTCACGTAAAACCAATGTGAACCTGACTCTAGCTGATGGGGTAACAAGCCCTGCTGGTTACCATCTCATAAAGATAAACACTACGGAGCCCGTCGTCGTAGTATCTACCTGCGATATGACCACAACAACTGCCGCGAACATATTTCTTTTCCAGTCGAACGGTAATGTTGAATGGACGCATAGGGCCGGTGGTGGTCTGGCGTGTTATCGTTATGCAGGCACTCAGTCAGCAACATATTCGGCAGTGATTGGTTTGAATATCAGGTCTACAACCAGACCAGCTATAGATTCGACACCTGTATCTGGTAATGTTGTTACTAAATACTCTTCTATTTTGAAATCTTAAAAATATATCCCCAGTAGGGGCTATATAAATTTAACATTTATTTAATCAATGAGTTCTAAAAGGCATGAAGTCTATCATCCAAGTCTCAATCGATCGATACTTGCTGTGGTTGATGAGACAAAACTGAGACAAACAAAGCTTTGCATCGGTTTGCAAGGCTTTGTGCTATTCGATAGTTGTTAAGGTGGTTCACTCCACCTTCTCATCAAGCCAGTCCGCCCACCACTGCATCATTTCTCTGCGCTTATCGAGATACTGAGCATGGTTGTAAATTCCGCGCACAGATCCGCCGTTGGCATGTGCCAGTTGCACTTCAATAGCGTCAGCAGGCCATTCGTGCTCGTTCATAACCGTGCTGAATTCATGCCTGAATCCGTGACCGCTTTCCAGACCCTCATAGCCGATTTGTTTGATCACAAGCAATACCGCATTCTCGCAGATTGGCTTCTTCTTATCGTTGCGCCCGGCAAAAACAAACTCTGATACTGGTTTAGTGATGGAGCTTAGCGTAGTGAGAAGTTCAACCACCTGGTCTGACATAGGAACCACATGAATTTTGCGTCCCTTCATCACACTGGCGTCGATGGTGATAATCCTGTTTTCAAAATCGACGTTCTTCCATTGCATGGAACGAAGCTCTTTCGTTCTTAGGGCTGTGTAGCGCAAAACTTTAGTCGCAATGAGCGATACGATACTTCCTGAAAATGTTGCCAGTGCTTTATTGAATGCCGGGATCTGGTCTGCAGGAAGAAACGGGAAGTTTTTCTTGCGGTATCCCTTCATGGCGTCAGCAAGGTCAGGTGCCGGGTTATATTTAGCCCTACCAGTGACAATAGCGTAACGGAAAACCTCGCCGCATCTTCTGCGGGCTTTATTTGCTCGCTCCATTGCACCGCGATCTTCAAATCTGCGGATTACTTCCAGCAGTTGCATCGGCTCAATCTCCTGAATTTCAAGGCCGCCGATGATAGGTAAAATGTCGTCATCAAACATTTTTGCAAGTTCAGTCGCATACCCTACTGACCATACTTGCTTCTTGTGCTCGTACCATTCCTTGTAAATCGCACTAAAGGAATTGTTGTTAGACGAAGCCTTTTTCGCCTTTACCGGATCGATGCCAACCGAGATGTCTTTCCTCGCAGTCCATGCCTTATCCCTTGCCTCCTGCAAAGTCATTAGCGGATATTTTCCTACGGTCAGGATTTTCTCCTTACCGTCAATCTTGTAGCGAAGCTGCCATACCTTTTTCCCGGATACAGGGACATAAAGGTACAGGCCATTACCATCGAGAAGGCGGTATGGTTTTTCTTTCGGCTTTGCTGCTTCAATCTGCTTAACGGTGAGCATGGGTAAAAATCCGGTGGGTAAAATTATTTTATCCACTTTTTACCCGTCACGGAGTGCGGCTGTCAACGATCTGAAGCGAACCATGACGAACTGTGAATCTACGGAAGGCTTGATATTCAGGGGATTTTGCGGACTAGTACGGATGGGAGAGAACTGATAAATGGTGTCCCCTGCAGGAATCGAACCTGCAATTAGCCCTTAGGAGGGGCTCGTTATATCCATTTAACTAAGAGGACAATGCGGCATGAGTATACCCGCTAATGGAGTGCGGGGTAAGTACGCTGCCGCTCGATTGCTTAAACCCTCGCCATTTATGCCGGGTTTTTATAATTTTTCTTAATGTTTTCCGCACGTTCTGCTTTTTGGCGTGCTTCTGCTTTACGCTTATTGCTCATGTCGTTACGAATCTGTGCATGACTCATTAACGCGAAGATAAAGGTGCCGCCGCAGATGTTCCCCGCTAAAGTAGGTAGTGCGAAGGGCCAGATGAAATCGCTCCAGTGCAGCGTACCGTTAAACACCAGATAGAGGATTTCAACAGAACCGACCACGATATGGGTGGTGTCACCCAGGGCAATAAGCCAGGTCATCAATATAATCACCACAATCTTTGCCGCACCCGCTGCAGGAAACATCCAAACCATAGTGGCGATCAGCCAGCCGGAAATGATCGCGTTGGCAAACATCTCGCTGGGGGTGTTCTTCATCACATCCATGCCGATTTTGACAAATGCATCGCGAGTTTCTTCATTGAAGATAGGCATATATTCAAATGCCCACGCCGCAATACCTGTCCCGAGAATATTACCCAGCAGCACGACGCCCCATAACCGTATAAGTAAGCCGACGTTGCTCATTGTCGGTTTTTGCATGACGGGTAGTACCGCAGTCACGGTATTTTCGGTAAATAATTGCTGGCGGGCCATAATGACGATAATAAAACCAAAGGTATAACCGAGATTCTCCAGCAAGAAGCTGCCCGGCACACCTTCCAGTTCGACATGAAATATCCCTTTTGCCAGTAACGAAGCGCCCATCGACAGACCCGCCGCAATGGCTGACCACAGTAGCGCCATTGCGTCGCGTTCCAGCTCTTTTTCACCATCCTGGCGGATATGCTCATGAATTGCCATCGCCCGGGAGGGGAGTCGGTCTTCATCTATTTCTATTTTTTTGCCGCGCTCTTTTTCTTCGCTCTCAACTTCAATTTCGTCGCTGTGTTGATCAATTTTGTCGTTGTCCAT